TTTGAGAATCTTGAGTATCCATGGTTTGCACCTAAGATGCAAGTCTTTGAGTCTGGTAGTGTACAGGACATGTGTGGTGAGGATGTCTCATTCTGTCTTGATGCNAAGGAGAAAGGTTTTGATATTTGGTGTGATCCTCGGATTCGTGTTGGTCACGAAAAGACTCGGGTTATCTGATATAATTGATTACAGGGGAGGTTAGAGTCCTCTCCACCTCGTATCTCGTATTAAAGGAATTTTTAAGTTATGGCAATGCTGAAAGGTGGTAACTATGTACCTAGTGCCCCGAAAAAGACTCGTCAAGGAAAGTCACAAAATACATTGCTTTCTGCGACCTCTCGTAATAAAAAGAAGAAACGGTATCGTGGACAAGGTAAGTGATTAAATAAGTGCAGTTACATTAGTACATAATGGCTGCATTAATCTGTAATTTACCTTCAGTTGAAGTATGGGTAAGAAAAGAATATCTCACTGATCATCAAAGTGGTCATGGTGAATTTGTAAAAGGCGTTTGGGTATCGTGTAAGTCGATACCTGGACGCACTTTTTATTTTGAGACNTATTTGCCGGAATATGCGGCAATGTATGATAAACTACCTATCAGTGCGTTTGTGTCTGCTCCAGAGGCACCTAGCCCCGATATGGACCTTCCTAACCTACAGTTCTGGAACTGTATGGATTATGGTGTAGTAGCAGTTACAAAGCAATTTATTGGTAGTATGGACTATGAATTGTATACAAGGGACTTTGGTATTCAGAAAGGCACTTATATCTGTACAATAGACAATTATCATCAAGATCCAGAGGTAGTTGATTATGCAACTAGTGAAAACCCTGCAGAACATAAGTCGCATAATCTAATTGAGTTAGAAAATGGNCAATATGCACTGTATCCTAATAATAGAATGCGTATCTATGATAATAGTTTGACACCTGTCGAACCAAAACAACCTGATTTTAAGGTTTCAACTCAATATTATCAGGTTGAAAATGGTTTTGAACGTCTTGGAATGGGTCGTGAGGACGAATATTTCTGGAAAACATCAAAAGAACGTGCAAAAGAGCAAGAATCAATAGAAGATATGTACAAATCACAAGATGGTCGTCCACTAGACACCCAATAAATATAAAAAAGGGATAGCAACCCCTCTAAAAGTTCTGATTTCACGCAAATCAGAGGCTAAAATGGGAAATTCACCCGTTGATAGAGACAAAAAATACATGAAACAGATGTGGGGCACCACAAGATTAGTAACAGATTACTTTGTAGAGGAAAAAATGGCAACTCAGAATGATTTTTTGGACAATTTAGCAAATCATCAACATCAAAAAATGCTTCGTGAGATCTCAAATGACGATTTGACACCTAAAAAGAGAGATACTGTCCAGGAAACAGAGATTTTTGAAGTAGAGAGTAATCCAGAGACTCTTTTTGAGTGAAAAAATAGTAAAATTGTGTGATAAATAAGATATAATCGCAGAATTCTTGTGCCTTTAGAACGGGTAAGTCGTGGTTTCAAAGATGTCAGTATGACTTTTCAGAGAAATCCTCTGAATGGTGATATTCTTGGGCTAAAAAATGAAAATGCAATTGCTCGATCTATAAGAAATATTGTTTTTACGATTCCTGGAGAGAAATTTTTTAATCAATCTTTTGGTTCTGATATAAATCAGTCTCTCTTCATGAATATTGATGAAATATCTGCAGTTATTATAAAAGATCAGATATCATCATCTATATCTAAATTTGAACCAAGGGTAAATTTAGTTGAAGTTAAGATAAATCCAAATTTTGACAACAATAGTTTTGATGCAACTGTCATTTATGAAATAATAGGTGCAGATATCCCCCCACAAGAATTACAATTCGTTTTGCAGCAAACCAGGTAAAAAATGCCATTATCTAATTTCTCTAACCTGGATTTCGACCAGGTTAAAACCACACTTAGAGAATATCTAAAGGAAAACTCTAATTTTACTGATTATGATTTTGAAGGGTCAAACCTTTCATCGATATTAGATGTTCTGGCTTACAATACCTACATCACCTCATATAACGCAAACATGGTTGCGAATGAGGTATTCATTGATAGTGCCACATTAAGAGAAAATGTGGTTTCATTAGCAAGAAATATTGGATATCTTCCTAGATCAAGAAAAGCAGCAAGAGCAACTATATCATTCTTCATTGATACATCAAATATTACTCCATCACCAAGTACAATCACCTTAAAGAAAGGTATTGTTGCTACAAGTCAGGGTGCCTTTGGTAATCAATCATTTACTTTCTGCATTTTAGATGATATTACAGTTCCTGTTTATGATGGTATAGCATCTTTTAATGATATAAGCATTTACGAAGGAACATTCCTCACATCTAATTTTACATATAACTCAAGAACACCAAATCAGAAGTTTATTCTTAATAATGTTGGTATTGACACTGAGTTATTATCAGTTACAGTAAGACCAAACCAAAATTCAACAAGATCTGTTAAGTATAGTCTACAAGATAGTCTTTTTCAGATCAAATCGGATTCAAAAGTTTACTATTTACAAGAATCTGTAGACGAAAGATATGAATTATTGTTTGGTGATGGTATTTTTGGTAAAAAATTAGAAAATAATAATTTCATCACTGCAAACTATATTACATCAAGTGGAGATTCTGCAAATGGAGTAGATCAATTCTCATTTGCAGGTCAATTAACTTATACAAGAAATGCGATTGAATATACTGTTACTTCTGGTATTTCATTGATTACTACTGGTCTTCCTGCTTCTGGTGGGGAAGCAATTGAAGGTGTAGAATCGATCAAAAAGTTTGCACCAAGAATTTATGCTTCTCAAAATAGAGCATTAACTGCAAATGATTATGAAACACTGATTCCCGCAAAAATTTATCCTGAGACTGAATCAATATCCGTATTTGGTGGAGAAGAATTGGTTCCCCCACAATATGGTAAGGTATTCATCAGTATTAAACCAAGATTTGGTGATTTCTTGCCAAATTTGATCAAACAGAATATTAAATTAAAACTAAAGCAATATGCAGTTGCTGGAATTGTTCCAGAAATCCTTGATCTGAAGTATCTATACTTAGAAGTTAATACAAAGATCTATTATAATTCAAATTTGGCACCTTCTTCAGCATTTGTTTCAAGTATTGCTCAAAATAATGCTAATAGTTACGCAGAATCTACTGAATTGAATAAGTATGGTGCTAGATTTAAGTATAGTAAGTTTTTGAAGATAATTGATGATAGTCATGAGTCTATTACATCAAATATCACTACAGTCTCTATGAGAAGAGATCTGAGAGTAGTTACAAATAGTTTTGCAGAGTATCAGATTGGTTTTGGTAATTCATTCCATATTAAGAGTATGAATGGATATAATATTAAAACATCTGCATTTAGAATAGCAGGTATTCAGCAAAATGTATATCTTTCAGATATACCAAATAGTGATGCTATTACTGGAAGTTTGTTCTTGTTCACTGTTCCTTCTGTTGGATCTCAAGACCCAACAGTTGTAAGAAGAAATGTTGGAACTATTGACTACGTTTCTGGTATTATCACGATTAACCCAATAAATGTTCTTGATGGCAAATTAAAAGATGGTCGTCCTATCATTGAAATTGAAGCATCACCTAGTTCCAATGATGTTGTCGGATTACAGGATCTTTATTTACAACTAGATACTAGTAGTAGTTATTTTGATACGATTGTGGATGAAATTGCATCTGGTCTTGATCCATCTGCATCTAATTACATTGTTTCATCCAGTTATCCAAATGACACCTTGGTTCGTGCAGGAGGACCTACAAATACATCTATAACTAGTACAGCAGGAACTACCACAGCAACAAATACATCTACCACAGCAACGACCACAGCAGCAACAACAGTTTCCACTTCAGGTGGAGCATCAACCGGTTCAAGTTCATACTAAGACGATAAATTCATAAAATGTCAGAAACCAGAGTCCAGTTTAATACTATCGTATCTAATCAACTTCCTCTTTATG